TAAGTAGATTGTATGATAGTATTTTTAGACATCTGTTGGCGTTGGGGGAGGGCGATAGTACTGAGGACCATACGGCAGCTATCCTTTGGAATGCGTCGGCTTGGGCGTGGACAGAAGAACAAATCAAGAACGGTAAACTCCCGAAGGAACTAGACGATCTAGGATATAGAGATGACAAGTGAACAACCTTTAAGAGCCGACGGCTTCAACCAAGCTATAATAGGTAATGAGTACAATACTAATAGAGTGGTGTATTCTATAGAGCGTATGCTACAGATACTTATAGATAGAGACGGCATGAGTATGGAAGAAGCTATAGAGTTCTTTAACTTTAATATAGGAGGTGCGTATGTAGGGGAGATGACTCCTATGTACGTATGGACTGAAGATAATATACCACTATGAGTAACGAAGAAATAGTACTACCTGCTCTGTCACAAGAGCTTATCAATAAACTTGACAAACTGTTCCCACATAAATGTCCCCTCTTGACAGACGAAGACAGAGTGATATGGTATAAGTCAGGACAACGTCATGTAATTGACTACCTCCAACAGACTTACGACGAACAACTTCAACAAGATATAGTAACCAAACAAGTATAGTAGCCATGTGTTTTTCACAACCTAAGATGCCCGACCCTTTACCACCCCCGGCTCCGCCTCCTCCTCCATTAGTTATGGCTGAGAAAGCACCAACAAAGCGAGCTACTCAACCTACTAAACGTAGTAGAGGTACGGCTCAAGTTACTGCTCGTCGTCGTCCTAGTATCGGAATGGGTTTACGCGGTGGTACTGGCGTACAGTTTTCTTCGTAGTAGTAAATTAACAATAGTAATATAAATAAACATGAGTCTTCGCACACTTGATAAAAAGACTTTACTCTCAGATGGCACTTCGTCAGGGGCGGGTAATAGTTTCTCAGTTGAGCGTTCTAAGGGATGGACGTTCTTAATAGCAACAACAGTTTCAGGCACTGCAACAGTAGACATCGAAGCTTACTTTAGTGAGTCGTCTGCTTGGCACGTTATACACAGTCAATCGGTTACAGCTGCTGGATCGCTTATGATTCGTGACGATCACGGACACTACGAAAAGATTAGAGCTAACATCAGTGCTTACACATCTGGAACTCACAGCGTCTACGCTACTGGTACTGTTGACTCTCTATAAAGAATGTCATTACTTCTCACACCGTCGATAGAGAAACCTAGCAACATAACACCGTTGCCCGGTAACTTCATTCGACCTGCTTTTGAAAAGCTCTACGGATTTGACTCACCACAAGAGGACGTTATAGACGGAGCGATTTTTACGGAAGCAAGTGAACCATTGACAACTGAATTAAATGAAATATTATTATTTGAACCCGCTTAATACTTATGGCCAATAAAAAGATAACAGAGCTTGATGCTTTAACAACACCCGCAGGAGCAGACGTACTTGCTATTGTCGATGATGTGGCAGGAACAGCTACTACTAAGCAAGTAACCGTTACAAACTTAATGACCCTAGCTCCAGCTATTGACGCTACAAGTGTAGCTGCGGCTGGTGCATTAATGGACTCCGAGGTCACTAACCTAGCCCAAGTAAAAGCATTTGATTCATCTGCTTACGCAACAGCGGCACAAGGAACATTAGCAGATAGTGCTACTCAACCAGGCGACTTAGGCACAGCGGCGGCAAAGGATGTAGGAGTAAGCAACGGCAATGTTGTTGAGTTAGATGCTACAGGGTTACCCGCAGTTGATGGTTCTCAGTTATTAAACCTACCGAGTCCTGATGTAGACACCCCGCTCACCACCGCACTTCGTGGCACGGATAACCCGCACATCGGAGCGTATCCTAATCAAAGTTTTAAGGTTACGGATAATCCACAAAAATCCGTCATGGTCATCGCAGATGCGGATGGCAACTTAGAGTTTGTGACTAAGGATGGAGCGAATGTTTTTGTTAACACACCATCCTCTCGTCTCGCATTAGCAAAAGGATTTAGTATCCAAGCTGATGGTGCTGAACCTGACATTGAAGCAGTCGATACAGACGGCACTACATACTCGGTAATTAGTGGAGACACAGACACTAAAGGAGCGAATGGTTTACCGACTCGCCAAGGCTTTAACCTACCCGACATAGGGGCAAACCCAGCACCACTTCTAATCTCAGGCGGTTCAATCGCTTAACAACAAACTTAACTTAGAGACACACATATTATGGCAACAGTATACATTAAACCAGGCTCAGGCACAGGCACAGGAACGCTCGCTGATCCTTATTTTTATTCCCAACTTAGTTCAGCAGAGACTGCGGCTGGTGCGGGAGGGACGATTCTTTTCACGGATGGTGATTACGACCTTTCAGGTACGACTACTTGGGATGGTGTCGGTTCAAGCGGTAACGATATTACTTACAAATCCTTGAACTTGGAAAAGGCGGTTATTAAATCAAATACAGGTGGCACTCTTCGTCAGTTAAGCGTAGGTGCTGCTGCTAATACTAGCACGATCAATGTTCAGAACTTTAAGTTTATTGATATAAAATTTTATTTTTACAACGGAGGTTCTGGAGAAATTTCAGGTAATTTAATTACAACTTCTACCGCAATTGCCTTACCTTCAACTGGAATTATAAGAGCTGGGTTAACAAGCACAGGAACTACTAAGTTTATAAATAACAGCATTAACTTTCAGTATGCCTCTGGTAATTACTTTGAAAATGCTACTGCTAAGTTAGCTGAGTTTAGTGGCAACACCATTTACATTTCTAGTCTTAACGGAAAAACAGGACCAGTCTATTACACTTCTTCAACTAGTACCGACTTACGGAGTTGCCCTGTTGTTAAAAACAATATCTTCGCTACTGATGACACAACAGGTGGCGTACTAGATACGCAAAACTCATTCTCAGGTAGCTTCAATAACTGTTGCTTCCACCAGTTTGATGACAGTAATAACGGAAGCGGTGGAACAAACAATGTATTTGCAGACCCACAATTCGTAGACTCCGCAACAGGCGACCTTCGCCTCCGCCCATCCTCTCCTTGCATCAACGCTGGAACCGCAAGCTAAGTAGTCATGGCCCTCAATAAATTGCACAAGAAGGACTTCGTTATCGCTATTAAGACTGGCGATACGGCAGGGGACGAAGATAAGTTTAAGAAGGAAGCAACAAAAGGAGAGCTATTCTTTAACACCAGCGATAAGAAGTTGTACATTGCTATTACTTCTGCCGGTTCTTCTGACGCTACCTTATACGAGACTGCTGCGTTTACTCTTACCACCTAATAATGCAGGAAACAGCACAAGGGTTATACCATAGCTTAGAGAACCAACGTCACTCTTTCTTAGATCGAGGTCGTACTTCTTCTGAGCTTACACTTCCTTATGTCTTACCACCTGACGGTCATAGTCACGCTAGTAAGTACTACACACCGTACCAAGGTATAGGAGCTAGAGGTGTACTCAATCTAAGTAGTAAGTTATTACTGGCATTACTTCCACCTAACGCTCCGTTCTTCCGACTTGTTATAGATAAGTATGAGTTAGATAAAGCGAAGGAAGATATAGGAGAACAAGGAGCTGAACAACTACGTACTGACTTAGAGAAAGCATTAGCTGATGTAGAGCGTAGTGTATCACAGGAAGTAGAAGTACAGAACTTTAGGAACGGCATCTTCCAAGCGTTAAAGAACTTACTGGTTACTGGTAACTCTTTGTTATACCTACCTGACGAAGGTGGGATGCGTGTCTTTAAACTTGATCGTTATGTTATCAAGCGTGATCCAATGGGCAACGTTACACACATAGCTATTAAAGAAACTGTAGCTCCTATGATGCTCCCTGAGAGTGTTCGTGAGGAAGTATACAAGCAAGAGAAAGAAAACACTTGTGATCTATATACAGCGGTAGTACGAGAAGGAGATCACTTCAACGTCTATCAAGATGTCAAAGGTATCCTCATCGAAGAAAGTGTGGGTAAGTATCCAATCGAGAAGTCCCCGTGGCTCCCTTTACGTTACACCCAGATTGATGGAGAGGACTACGGCAGAGGCTTTGTTGAAGAGTACATCGGAGACCTCAAGTCGTTGGAAGCACTCACAAAAGCTATCGTCGAAGGTAGTGCAGCGGCTGCTAAAGTATTGTTCATGGTCAACCCGAACGGTACAACAAGATCAAGAACCTTAGCAGAAGCACCTAACGGAGCAATCGTACAAGGTAGCGAAGCAGATGTATCGGTGTTACAACTTAATAAGTTCAATGACTTCCGTACTGCTCAAGCTACTATGGCTGGTATAACAGATAGACTTAGCCAAGCTTTCTTACTTACATCAGGAGTAGTTAGAGATGCAGAACGAGTAACAGCTGAAGAGATACGTATGCTCA